CTCTTGATATAATCTTCCATAATTTCCTGTAGATGATCCGGGTCTGTTGAGCGACAAGCTCTACGATACATCAACTCATCATCTGTAATCCAATTGTAAGAATTCCACGTATCCCAATTGGTCCAACCATTATATCTTTCGTTATTCATAACCTTTATTATTTATATTTTTATTAATCCCACATCATATTACCCAATCTATCCCATTCCCTACTTTGTGTAGGTGTAGCTTTATATAAAGTATCATAATTTACTTTACTACCTGGGAATTGACGGTTTAATTCGGATTTGAATTCTGATAAATTTTTAGCCCATATATCATTAAAGCCTCCACCTATCCAATTGAATAGATATCTGTATTGACCTTGAGTATTTTTTAATAATGATTCTCTTTTATTTTGTTTTTTCATAACCTTTATTATTTAAATTCACCAAATAATTCTATTGTTTTATTTTTATTCCAGGCTTTTTTTTCACTAACAACACAATCATCTTTACTAATAACAGCCCATCTCATATAATGTTTATGCAACCAAACTTTTACTGTGTAGTTATCATCTTTTTCCTCTACTACCTTACACACTAAACCTTTTCTATTATTATACCAGTAATTTGGATTTTCATTTATAATTTCTATATTCATAACCTTTATTATTTTATTTATTAATTTTTACACTAAATGCATCCACACCATTCCATAATCCACCTGCTATAGAATGAGCTTTAGCAAACGTTTTCTGCAATAATGCCTCGGTACATTTAAATTCCTTAATTGATTGACCGTTTTTTAGAATCTGAATTGTTGTCATATTTCTTATTTATTTAAATGAACCAAACTTCATTAGATTAGAGATTATAATTTCATAAGCTTCATTATTATCATAACCTTTATCGTTATACAAATAAACTAAATCACTAATCGTTTTACAATTATTTATATCCTTAATTGTTCCTTGAATATACTCTACTGCCTCCTCATTATTACCATGGATTTCTTTAATCCATTCCTGTTCTACTTCTAATGTAATTTCTTTTACTTGTTCAAAATTTATCATAACCTTTATTTATTTAAATTAGAGATAATCATATTGTGAAGCTTCTAACTCGTAATCATATTCCTCGTAGTTATCTACATCCCACTTATAGTCGTGTTCCATTTCCTCTTCTGTATACCAATCATAATCCACTTCCTCCTTTAGAGCCGTATACTGCCCTGTAATAGTATTTAACATACTATCACATTCTTGGTCTGTAATAAGACCATTTGAGTACATTTCAATAACCTTTTCTACTGTCATATTCATTTCCATAACCTTATTTATTTATTGTCCAAGATATTGTTCATAGATTTCAAGAATATCTTCTCCATCTACTACAAACGGATCTTCATCACTGCAAAATCCAAATTTACCTGTATCATAACACATAAATTTATCTGCCTCAAATTGTTCAATGTGGAATCCATTTTCATTTAGTTCCTGTAATGCTTTTTCTACTGTCATCATAACCTTTATTATATTATATGTTAAATAATTATTTACGTTTCGTTAACCTGTAACTCAACAATGTAAATTTACGAACAATTTCTCAGTTCTCCAAGGAAGATACTGCAAGCAGTTAAATGAATGTTTGCACATCCAACAATTTAATCACCCGAATCAACACGATAAACAATGTTAAATCGCTCTTTTGCCATTTCTACAACAAACGAGTATTCGGTGTTGCAGTTACCTAAAGTACGGGATTTGGTTGTATCGGGAACTCTATATTCATTAAGTATATTATTCAATAACACCCATTTTTGCCCGCTCCAATCATTACCATATCCAAGTGAAATAGTATCACCGTCAAAGTTATTATATAGCTCGAATTGTTCGATAAAATCTTTAATAGTCATATCTTAATTGTTTAGTAACATTTTCAAAGTCATAATACATTCTCTCAAATTTTCAGTAGAAGTGTTACCTACCTCCATGTGTTCTTTTAGAATAATCAACACTGCATCTTGTGCTTCATCACTATTCATATTCTCACTCATCATTTGGAGAACTAACTTCTCACTTAATTTTCCAATTTCGTTTAGTAGAGGATTACATGTATACTCCTTAGTCATATCTTATCCTTTATATTTTTCATATAACTTATAACACCACAATGTACCACAGTCGTCATCATCTAGACTGTCTTCTTTTACTATATACTCATTCCCAATTAGGGTTTGTAGAATATATAAATCAACTCTATACCAATAACCAAATCGAATAAATGGAGTATTATTACCACCCCAAACTCTATCTGTGGTAAAACCCATTCTAAATGTAGACACTAATTTGTCTGAAATTTCTTTACTTAACATAACCTTTATATTTTATTTATTATTTACTACTCTTAAACCTGAATTAAATACTGTTTTATATTTATCTCTTGTTTGAGACCATAATATAGTATCAATAAAATCCTTAATCATATATGTTCTATCTGAAGAACCAAATCCCTGATCTTCAGGCCAATCGCTACTCCATTCACTAACAACATGCATAGCTATATCTAATAGATCTTTTTGTTGTATATCTTCTGTTTCTACTACATGATTGAAACCATCAATATAAGCTTTTGCTCCAAATACTAAATCTGCGGGGTGCATTAAATAATTCATAACCTTTATTTTATTGTAGAAAAATATATTATTCACTTTCTAATATCCACATATCTTCAATAGGTAATTTATATGATGTTCTCTGTTTCATCATATCATATGAATACAAACTGATATATTGCTTAGATACTTTTTCTATACTCATTGAATTGCCAAATAAGGTATTATCACTAATAGAATATGCTACTCTATCTAAACCTTCACCAAATACTATTTTATGCAATCTATATTCTGTATTCAGATACATAAACTTCATACCATCTACTAACTCGTTATTGTTATACTTCTTAACAAAATTAAATTCTATTCCGTTCATAACCATTATATTATATATTTTTATTTATGTTTCGTTAACCTTTAACTCAACAATGTAAATCTACGAACAATTTTTACAAAAGCCAAATTTTGCGCAGGAGGCTTTCACTAAGCCTTCAACGCATCCTTTGAAAATCTTGCAAATTGTTGTTTAAAGTTTGTTCTCAAATGTCAACCATTCACCTTCTTTTGATAACACATATCCATATTCGTAACTAAACTGTTTTCCAAACGAGTCTATATTTCTAAATTCTGTTGGTGGATAATATGTCTTACACAAATCTCTATGATATGCTTCTGTTTTACCTAAATCCTCTTTCAATGCACTAATATCTCCTAGTTCAAGTAACTGTTGTAGTTTATCTTTATCACTATAACATTCTTTTAGAATTTTACCATTATATTCAGGATAACCATCCCAGTGACAGTAGATTGCACTAACTGTTCCATTTTCATTTTCGATTGCGATTTGAGATCTTGTTGACATAACTTTTATTTATTTATTTTTTAATTGATTTAAGGCTGATTGTAATGCCTCTTCTAAACCTTTATTTGTTACATTACCTGCTTTATATTGATTTAATGTATCTATTAAATCTAAAATCTCATTTTTTGTCATAACTTTTATTTTATTTACCAAATAATGTTTCTAATAATTCATCTACACTCTCTTCATCACAATAACCTATTCCATCAAATTCAAAGTTATATAGAGCATCAAGTAAACTTTTTACACTTTCATGTTTTTCTACTTGGTACAAATAATATCCCATAACTTTAAAATGTTCTTCGAATACTCCTTGTTCAGATGGTAGATCCTTAGACATAATATCCCAGATATCAACAATTTGCTCTGATAAACTTCTTTTTAATTCCTTTAACATAACCATTATTATTTAATTTTTTATTCTATAATATAACACCGTGTTATATCATGCGTACGCTTTAAACGTACAACAATGTAAATTTACGCTGAAAGCTTCAGTTCTCCAAGCCTTTTACATGGAACTTCCGCGAAACAGTTCATATGTTCCTTGAAAATCCTTCAAACAAATCTTAAAAAATTGTTAAATCAAATTTTACTTACTAGAGTTTTGTCAACAGGGTACACAGTACCTTCTTTGGTTCTACATTTATAGTAAGTTCTTTTTACTGATCCATATTCCACTTCTGTAATACCTTCAAATGTACCTATATGAATAGTCCCAGCGAATGGAAATCGTACAGTATCTCCTTTTTTTAGTTTAGACATTTTTTATTTTTACAGGTTTATTCCCTTTTAATATCATCCATCCTAGTCCTCTCTCACCTGCTATATGATATCCCTTTATATCATTTAGAGCTGCATATATAACTGCTTGGTCGTATTCTTTAAATCTCATTTAACACCCATTTTAATGCTTCAATTTTAGCTTTTAGTGTTAGAATTAGAGACCAGTTATTATCCTCAGCTAGATTTTCTTTTGAAACCTTGGATAACCATAGTTCCAATTCTGATATTTCTATTTCAATATCTCTTCTATCTTTCATTATTAACTCTTTAATCTTTCTCTAAAGATATGTTCAAATGTTTCGTTAAACGAATAATTACCTCGAATAGTATATTTTACTCCCAAAGGTTTTAAATCACCATCTCGTTTAGTTGTGTTACTAGTATTAAAGATTTTTTGAATAAGTTTAGTAATCATAGTTTTATATTTTTTGATTTAGAATGATACTTCTTCTGTTTCTACTTTAGGAGTATTTTGAATTGCGTTTCTATAACTCTTACTGCTTGCAAAATCTAAGATATTTGAATATCTGATTGTATTATGATATGTCATATTATTATATCTGTCTATATACTTAATATAAGCTGATTTACCTTTAACATTAAGTATTTCAAGATAAGTAAGATCAGTACTTCTATTGAATTTAAGTTGTAGTGTTACAAATGTTTCTCTGCTAAATTCTACTCCATTCCATAACAATTTAATAAATTCTTCTCTTTCTAATTCTCTAAGTTGATTTTCTTTATCTCTAATACTACGTTCAGTATCATAAATGTTATTATTCATTCCTCTTTCAAGTTGAGAATAAGCTTTACTTACATTATGGTATCTTGCTGTTAGATCATCTCCTGATTCTAATACAAGTTCTCCTACTCTACCAAGAATAACCATTCTTTCATATTCAAAAACTGAACTATCACTTGTAGAATAGAAACTCTTATAGATATCAGCTCCTTCTATTCTAACATTAATTAACTCATCAGTATAGAATCTATTAGGATTGGTTTCTTTATTTCTTTTGATATAGAAGTAATTATCTCTAACCTCTAAAAATGCATCATACTCTAGTATACCATGCATTTGGAATAGAGGTTCAACAGCTTCTTTAACTGCAATATCACGTTGAATTTCTAAATCTCTAAGTTGAGATTGAAATGTATTAAGTTCTTCTCTAAGAGATACTAATTGGGATTCGATTTCGTTTTTCATAACCATTATTATTTATTCCATTTGTATATTATAATATAACACCGTGTTATATCATGTAAGCGCAAACGCTCAACAATGTAAATTTACGAACGATTTTTACGGAAGCCAAGTAAGGCGCAAGGAACTTTCGCGAAATAGTTCGCGCGTTCCTTGCAAATCTTTCAAACAGAATTTTATTTTATCCATTCGTCATACCCGTAATCTAAAGCCTTTAGATAGTCAGTGATGGTTAGATTATCTTCTCCACCTTCCAAAGCTGCTTCCACTTGTAAATGTCGGTAAGCAAATTCCATTACCTCGTATAATAGCCCACTGTCATTAGCATTACCAACCATATAATCAAATGTTTCGCTAAATTCAGGATACTCATCTACTAGTTTATGCTTAAATAGCCAAAACCATTCGTGTAAATTACTTTCTGCAGTTTGTTGTGTCATATCTTTATACTTCAATAAATGTGTTTACAAATGGAATAATGTTATTGTTAATATAAGTTTGCATTGCAATTGCATCTTCTTTTGTTTGTTTTGATGCAAAATTTAAATATGCTATACTATAATCTGATTGATGGTAATCAATTGAATTGGTGCCTCTATCTTCTCCTTCTTTAGGCACTAAAGATACTCTACCATATCCATTATCAAATTCCAATTCGTATTGTGGAAAATTGGTTTCTACGTAGGTATAGAATCTACGATTAATTTCTCTTTTTGTTTCTGCTTTATTCATAACCTTTATTTTTTATTATTTTCTATAATTTGTTTTTTCATATCTAATAGCACACCACACACTTCATATAATTCTCTTAATTCAGCATATTCTAAAAGTTCATCTAAATCTTTAATTTTTTCATCAAACGTAATTTCATCCATCTGAATATATTCATTTTTTGCTTTTTTATCCTGCATGAATGCTTTTAAAGAATCCCATACTACAAGATCATAAAAATCTACTAATTTACCTAATTCATTTTCCATTTTCTTTTTAATTAGTATTCAATAATTTGATCATTTGGGATAAGGAATGATTTTACTCCTTCTTCTTTACCTTCTAATATAACAATGGTATGTCGGTGTGAATCTGTTTTACCTACATATCTAAATGTAGTTCTAATGTTACCATAGTAACTAACATGTATATAATTCTTATCTACCACTAATTCATCTAATTTTTTCATAACCGTTATTTTTAAATTCAACAATGTAAATTTACGAACAGAAAAGCAGAAAGCCAAATCTCTTGCGAGGAGCTTTCTGCAAATCGTTTAATGCAAAATTGAAAATCTTGCAATTAATTATTGAAAATTGAAGTATTCGTCAATTGAATCGTTTAGTTCTTTATTTAACTTTCTTAGTTCATTAGTTAAACTCTCTAAAAACTCTTGAGACCACATCCCCCACACTCTATTTTTACTTTCAGAAAAGTAGTAAAACCCATCTACCTTAATAAATTCCCCAACAATAATACCTGTTGATACTAAACTTATCTCATAAGTCTGATCTTTTATTTTTTCTGTTATTTGTAGCATATTAAATAAAATTTATTACTATTTTTGTTCCATAATCATCAATCTTATAACCACCCCACCTATTATCCAACCAAAGATATTTTGTGAAATTGTAAATAACAATTTCTCTCCCATTCAGATATGATACAAGTGAATTTAAAGCATAGTCAATTGAATAACCCCCTTCAAGTTTATCACTAAGTATCAAATCTGCTATATGAGGAGCAATATCTTTATTAAGAGTTAGAACTATCTGCATAGTTTAGTGTTTTTAAGAAATATAAATCAACTTCTGCTTTTCGTCTTCTAACTAATCCTTTAAGTTTTCTACCACCTGAAGCTGTCCATTTCATAAATTCTCTTTTTATAGAATTACTATAAGGATCTCTATTTACTTTTTCTAATAAAGTAGAAGACTTAAAAGCTGTAATACCTACATTGTAAACAAAACTAACCAAAGCATCTTCTTGATTTCTATTTAAATCAGGGACAACCAATTGATCAACTTCCTTTCTCACTTTATCTATTTCCCTTTCATATAAAGCTTCAGCATCTTCAAGCGATATTTCATCTCCTAATTTAACTCTACTTCCATCTTCATATCTTGTAGAACCAATACCAATAGTAGGTATTCCTTTAGGGCATCTATAAGCTCTTAATTTAATACCTTCAAATTCTTCAATCAAAGATCTAAGATTATCTTTTTCTAATGATTCAGAAAGACCAGTATTAAAAGCGACACTCATAAATACTATAAATAAACCTGTAGATTTTTTCATAACTTAATTAGATAAAGGTGCTTTAATTGCTGGGTGTGATTTGTAATCTACTATTTGAAAATCATCAGACATAATATGTTCTATTTGGTTTAGAAAAGATTGATTAGAATTCCAAAATTCATCGTTTATTACTAATTTAGGTAATTCAAATGGTTCTCTATTCATTTGTTCTTTTGCTTGTTCAACATGATTTGAATATAAATGAACATCTCCTAAATTCCCAATCAACTCATCAGGTATCATATTTACTTCCTTAGCAATAATTTCTAACAATAAAGCATAAGAAGCAATGTTAAACGGTAATCCCAAAAATGTATCCACACTTCGTTGGTTCCACATTAGAGAGATTGCTCGTTGTGGTAGTGATTTTGGATAAAACGGTGTTCCCATATGTTTAAGTTCTAATGGTATTCCATTTATTTCAATATTTAATCCTGATTTAAGGTATTGTTCCCATCTCTCTTCCAAACTAAGCTCTCTTGTATAAACTTGAAATCCATAATGACACGGAGGTAATACCATTTGGTCTAATTCACCCACATTCCAAGCTGAAATCATTAATCGTCTTGAGTCTGGATTTGTTTTAAGTTCGTTGATTAGGTTTGAGATTTGGTCTATATTACTATATTTGAAATAAGAAACCCCATCGAGATATTCATCTTCAGTTTTCCAACTCCTCCATTGCTTACCATAGATTGGTCCTAACTCACCCCACTTTTTAGCAAACTCATCATCTGTTTTTATTTTTTCAATATACTCTTCTTTAGACATAGTAAATTGTTTACTATACTCAGGAATTTGATTACAATAGTTTTTATAAGCATCACCGTCCCAAATATGACAATCATTATCTACCAAATACTTAATGTTAGTATCACCTCTTAGAAACCATAGTAATTCAGTTACCATAGTTTTCCAAGCCATTTTTTTAGTAGTTAATAATGGAAATCCATCTCTCATATCGTGACGAATTTGTCTACCAAATACTGAACGAGTTCCAGTACCAGTTCTATCTTTTTTATTTCTCCCACTAATCAAAATATCTGCTAAGAGATTTTGGTATTGTTTATCTAGATCGTTCATATCATTTTTAACTTTTCATAAATATATGAATGAATTTTTGCTTCTCCAAATGTCTCAACAAAAAAGGAGCTAAATAGCTCCTCTTTTTTTAGTTTCCTTTAGATGGAAATCTTGTCCACCCATTTATCCAAATCGGTTTATCTAATTCAGGTATTACAACATTAACTTCTTTGTTATTTTTTGAAAGTGCTAGCGTTTTTAACTGCTCACTTGTTAAAATTGTAGTGGCTTTACTGATAAAGTTTAGAGTAGGATTAAATGTTCCAACTGAATTACCTTCAAATGCTGATACTCCGTCTTTAACAAATCCTGCAGTTTCATTACTTTCTAAACTTAATCCACCTTTCATCCAACCCCATACAACACTATTTTTCATAGTAAATTGAGTTGCTCTTCTAAATCTTAATCCTAAATTGTGATTAGATAAAGCAGAAGATGTGTTAGGGCCAACTAAAATCATATTAAACAACTTAGGATGAGTTACGGGTTGAGCAGACGAACCTGTCCCATCGTTATCACATTCAACACCATTTCCTGCATCTCCACTATCTACAAATTGAGGATCTCTTTTAGCTACCCCATTAGTAATAGTTCCTGTGTAGCCAAAGTCAAAGTCAAAATCATCATCTGCTGTAGCATAAGCATATAAATTTTTAGCATTTACTGTTCCGCCAAAAAATTCAAACGCATCGTCATTAGCATAAATAGTTTGAACATTTTCAATAATAGTTCCAGATCCAACCCCACCTAATGTTAAAGCATTAATTTCAGAGTTTGGCATAGCAGCTATTCCGGCATATTCAATTCTTACATATTTTAAAACACCACTATTATCTGCATCATTTGTTCCACCAAATGCTCTACCAATTCCACCTTCGATTGTAGGTTCAGAAGAACGATTAGTTTTTGCTCTACCTAATATAATAATTCCACCCCAATCCCCAGGAGCTCGTTCTCCAACAGCTTTACCTGAAGTGAATATAATTGGTTTAGTAGCTGTTCCTTCTGCTATGATTTGTGCTCCTCTTTCAATACATAATGCTCCTTTTTCAGCAACATCCGAAATAATTGTAGTTCCAGGTTGAATAATTAACTTAGCTCCATCAGTTACGTAAACATACCCTTTTAAAGTCCAAACTTTATCAGAAGTTAAGGTTGTAGTAGTATTAATGTTACCAGATAAAACTGTTGTACTTGGAACCCCGATTGGTCCTTCTATTCCTCCTAATTCTGTTTCACAGCTAAATAGTCCTAGTATTAAGACAATTGATAATAATTTTTTCATAGGTTTAAATTTAAGGTTAATGAAATTGTTTGTTCGTTATTTGTTCTAATTAAGTTTCTATTTTGTAATTTTTGATAATAAACAGACGGTTGTGAAAATATATCTCCTATTGCTAACTTTATTTCACCATTTTCTAACTTATGTAAAAAAGTTATATCCAAAACATCTCTACTATTTTCAAAAATATCTGGATAGCCCTGAAATCCAACTGCTGATATTCTGTCTCCAACCCTATTGTAAGTTATATTAAGCGTTTCATTCTTTTTATTTATGTTTATTCCAGTATTCAAAACATAATTAGATTGACCTTGCAATTGTCTCTTTTCCCCATTTACATTAACCTCAGAATTCATTACTGAAACGTTAGTATAAACATCAATCCATCCTGTTACTTTTTTTCTAAACTCTAATTCTGTTCCATACAACACAGCCGATTCAGGGTTTGTATAAGTTAACAATAAATTTGAAGGAACTGAACCATCTGCTACAACCTGCTCTATAGGTCTAATAAAATTCTTACCAAATATAGAAAATGAAATGTTTTCCCCTATTGTTGGATAAAATTCATATTTCAAATCCAAGTTGTACACATCTGTTTTCTCCAAGTCAGAATTTCCTAGTATTTGAGCATTTCTCACAAAATCGTAATAAGCAAAGTTAGCTACTTCTCTAAATTCAGGTCTTGCCAAAGTTTTGCTTAAAGAAAATCTATATTTTGTTTTCTCCTCATTATATGACAAGTTAAATGACGGAAGCACATCTAAATACTCTCTACTTACATTTACTTTAGCTCCACTAAAATCTGCTGTTGCTACATCAAATAAATTGTATTCTCCACGTAAACCCGTGTTAATTTTCCATTTCCTCCAATCATTCTCATACATGGTGTATAAACTTCCCAAATCGAAATCCGCGGTGTATCTATCGGTATTATTCGTTATTTCATCCATCATATCAACTGATTGATATCTGAATACTCTAGCGTTAAAGCCTCTTAGCTTTTTTAAATAACCTCCTCCTACTTTTACTTTACCCAACTCTTTATTAATGTTGCCACTAAGACTATTTTCATCCATCACACTCCAAAACCGATACGTATCTCTCCAAGCTGTTTGAAATGGCTCTTCCACTCCCAAAGACTTTGTTATCGGATTTATTCTATAATCAGGTTGTTCTCTAAAAATATAATTGTACCCTAAGTTAAAATCCAGGGTTTTAATTTTACCTTCTATTTGAGAATTGATTACAACATTGTTAATGTGGTTTGAAGCAGTACTTAAAACATTTTGCACGTTATCAAAGTTGTCTCCACTACGAGTTAAATAAGTGTTTTCTTTTTGATAGTTTACTAATGTTTTCCAACTATATTTGTTTTGGCCTAAGTAAGTTAAGTTTAATAAATTGCTTGTTGAAAATCGTTGTGTGTATAGAACATCTTTATAATTATAAGCTAATTCGGTTGATGATTGGTAATCTTTACGATCAATATGGTTTAGTATATACGTATTTCGGGTTGTGGCGCTGTATAAAGCATTGAATTTGTTTTTCGTGTAGCCAAATGAAATACCACTGTTTAAATTAGGCATTGCGTCTAAGTTTGTTTCTGTAGGATTATCAAATAACTTAGTATATGCTCTTTTATCCCCATTACTGCTAATTCTATATTTGTAGGTAGATGGGAAGAGGGATGGGAATTTAGTAGCTTGAACTAACTTAAAATCTCTAAAAGTTGAAACTGAACCCCATCCACTCCCCCAAGATATATTCAAAAAATTATCTGATACTTCTTTTGTTGTTATTTGAACTAGCCCCCCACTCCAATCACCTGGTAGATTAGCAGCTGCAGATTTAGATACTATAATGTTATCAATTAATGAAGTAGGAATTATATCAAATGAAAATGCTCTTCTATCGGGTTCGGTTGATGGTAATAAAGTTTTGTTTAATAAAGCTGAATTATATCTGTCTGCTAATCCTCTTACTAATACAAATTTATCATTTTGAATTGTTACCCCACTTACTCGTTTTAAAGCATCACCCGCATTTCTATCAGGTGTTTTTTTAATAAATTCAGTTGATATTCCATCAGATACAACACTATTGTCTCTTATTGTCTTTACAACTAAAATGTCAGTGGTTTTTTGAGATATTGCTTGTACAGTAACTTCTGATAATTCAGTACTGCTTTCTTCAAATACTATGTCTAAAGTTGTGTCTGTGGTTAGACTTATATCTGCAGCAAAATCATTGTATCCAATATAAGTTGCTTTTACTTGGTAGGTACCTGATTTGAGTTCAATCTTATACTCCGAATTTTCGTTTGAAATAGTAGTAAATGTATTACCGTCTATGTCTTTAAAAGTTATATGAGCAAAATATATGTCTTCGGATTTAGACTTAGTGTTACCCTTTATTGTTACTTGCCCGAATGTTAAAGTTGGTAGTAATAAAAATAATAAAAATAATCTCATAAAAGTGTTTAAGTTAGTTCACTGATAACTACCAATGTAGATATTTTAAACATTCAAACACATATTATGAGATTATTAAGTAGTTTAAACTAAGAGTAATATCACCCTTTAGATTTAAATTTAAACACTACTAACCCTGAGTAATATCCTAAAAGTACTCCAATTACAATATCACTTGCTGTTAGGGGTATAGTTGGTGCTTTAAAAGCAATAACTATTGCCATGCACATAATAGCAGGCAAGAAATTCCATTCTATAAATTCTAGTATCTTTTTCATATTATTTTCTTAGTCATTATACAAACCCAAATCTTCATCATCTTTTATCATCTGCTTTAGAATCTCCCTCTGCTCTGACTTCTTCTCTACAAGCTCATTATATTGCTTGATGAGTCTATCTACGCTGCCCCATACAATTTTAGCTTCAGGATCTAATTTTAAAATCATTTCAGCAATATCTTGTTGTCTACCTCTAGAATAGAAATCGTTTTCAATTGCACTCGCCAGTTCCTGTAAATGTTTTGGTGCTGAAACTGTTATTCTTAAATCATACCATTCCCATTTGGTTTTATAATCCCATATGAAAATACCTTTGGTTAGTTTTTTTTCTAAGTTATGTAATCTAAAGTTTCTAACTCTTACAACTGATTTATCACTACCAAAAGTGTGTAGAAAACGAAGAAACCATCTTGGACACCATTTAGGTCTTGCCTCATAATCCATAGCCAAAATAAGCGGATACATTGCTTTAAATAGCTCACTATCTTCATTGTAAGGTACTGAACCTAAATAACTGTATTTTTCTTCAAATGTTTGAGGAAAAAATATTTCTCTAATATCACCCATATCAATATCTCTTGTCCAAACCCTACCTTTTTTTCTACCTCTCCAAAATAGAAGACTTTGAGAAAAATCAAATGCCTTTTCTTTAAATGGTCTAGTATCTTTAAATTCAAATTTTGTGCTCATAACTTAAATAGTTCGTAAATTGAGTTTTCGGTTTTAAATTTTAAATATCCTTTTTGTTGTTCTAAGATTTCAGTAATGGGAGTGGTTTGCCAAGTAAAGAAATCATTAAATGGAGACATAATTAAACTTCTATCAATAGCAGGTTCATCATGTTTTGATTTAAATCTACGATCTTCATTCCATTCAAGCCACAATATCTTTTCAGATTGCTTAGTTATACCGTCTCGTTCACGAACTAACTTCCAATTAAACTTGGTTTCTATTACACCTAATAGTTCAGCTTGATTTTGATCCATAACTATATTTTCATTTTCATCAAGATAAACTAACAGTTTTGGTTGTACCCCTCCTATCATTTTATTTTTCAGATTTATCAATCGCTTTAATACATTTTTTTAGAGCCTTATATTGCCCCCAAGTAAGTTCAATATGTCTCTCTCCTAGAGAATCTGAAATGTGGAGATCATATCCTTCACCATTAGACCACTCTGTAACCTCCAGAAAATCGTGATTATCTTCTGTTCCCATAGAGTTAACACAATAATCTTTTAATTCTACAAATGCAGATTTACGATTTTGAACTTCGATTTTTGATTCTAACTTCATTTTTTCTTAATTTACATCCGTTTGATACTACTTTTACTAACTCACCAATAGGATTGCTTCCTAATAGGAAACGCATTCTGGTGTCTGATTCTAACATTCTAAGTTTCATTTTATATATGGTTTAAATTCTTTCGCTATACGTAGACTGAGATTTAGGACGAGAACCATTTGCACCATTAATTGGATTTTTTACTATTGTATTTGTAAGGTATTCATACACAGGTCCAATATACTCATAAGTTACTTCTTCAGTAGGTTGTCTGTAAGGATACCTATATTCTGTTATTTTCCTTTTACCACCCCAAGATCTAAATTCACGAGATGTTACTCTAATCCACTTTCCAATTTCATCATGGTATACTTCTAAAATACCATTATCGTTGTACGGGTTTTCTAATTTTCCGGTATTACCTCGTTTTTCCCCCATTACATCAACAAATTTTTATTTTCTAAAAACATCCAAAATCTCTCCAACCATAGATCTACCTTAATACCTTCAATTAAATCTTCAGGTTCGTATCCGTCTAATCTTTTATCAGCAATATAAGCGATTCCCAAGTCGCAAAAATCACGAGCTTCTTCTTCATTTCCCAATTTGAAAGATTGTTTTGCCTTGTAAAGACAGGTGTGTAGTAATTGCTTTTCCATAACCATTATTTTTTTGTTTTTATATTCGTTTTAAATCAACAATGTAAATCTACGCTGAGGGACTCGGGTCTCCAAATTTTTAGCGTGAGGCTTTCTGTAAGTAGTTTAACGAATTTTTGAAAGTATTACCAATTGATTCGTTTTTCTTGTCTTTTTTTCAAGATAGCTATTACTACTACAAGACACACGATTGAAAGTAAAGTGGAGACAAACATTTTACTTATAAATATACTTAAGTTGTCTTAATCTTATACTTTGTTATGAGATTGCTTATAAGTTTATCTCCAATTACCACTTCTTTAATATCTGCTTTAAGTGGGATACCTGGGGTTTCAAAATTGCAATCTAGTAATTCATCTACTGTTTTGTTCTTAAATACCTTAATTTTATGTGTAGGGTTTGCTTGAGTAGAGGTTGTAAATACTACCCCAACTGATGATTTAAGTCTTTCACTTGATCTTGCCATCTCTTATTTCTTTAATATGTTTACAGTTACCTCTTGTTCTCCATACCCCAGGGCATGAACAGTTGTATCTAACAGATCCATCAATGTTAGTATATTTTTTAGTTATATAAATCTCACTACCACTTGAAGATTTAAACTCAAATGATTGGATATCTGCTTTTTTAACCTCTATTTTCTCTCTTACCCATTCAATATCACTAAAGGTAGTATTTGGGTGTACTTCTTTCCACCCTGGTACTATATACTTTTTTCCATCAATATGGGAAGTAAATAAAAATGGAGGTAATACGGGATGTGTGTGTTTATATTTTATCATCTTACACCTGCATTATATTCTAGTAAAACTAATTCTGCTGTTTCTTGGTTAACCCATTCATTTCCATCCATATCCGCAATATGACCAACATAGTATTGGAAATCATAACATTCCAAATCTGATAAAGTTAAGGATGATGGAAGTGATGCTTCAGGAAGAAGTTGATCCTTTAGTTTGAAAAACAACGGAAGAAAATCATCTTCCCCTATTAATCCGGCATTACTCATTTTGCGCAATTCCTCTATTGCTCTGTAAATTGATTGGTTCTTGTTTTTCATATTTCTTAATCTTTCAACAATGTAAATTTACGAACAGAAAAGCAGAAAGCCTACCATTTCGCGAGAGGCTTTCTGCAAAAAGATTATTAAAAAATTGTAAAGAAAACAAAAAAATACTTAAAGTATTATTTTCCTTGCCCTCTATAAACTTTGGCGTAATTTTTATTGTGCTTAGTACTAGAATTTTTAGTCTTAGCGTGTACTCCAGGTCTTGAAACTTTGGTTCTTTTAGGTGCAAACGAGCTAACTGCCTGTTTTGTTTTTTGTTTTGTTGCCATTTTTGTTTTTACTTTGAATAAACTTTATACCATTAACTATTTCTTGACACCTTTCATAGTCTTCAAACTTTTCCATGATTTCAAGATTCTTACTGAGGGTTTCTTCCATGTCTTCTCTATCTAATGTAAGGTCCCAAACCATATCTTCTTCTTGGGCATAAATAGAGACAATAGGTATAACTTTCTTTTTAGTTTGAAGGTTTTCAAGGGTAGTATCTACTACTAAACAGGATAGATTATAATCTCCCCCTTCTAACATATACCCAATGTTTTCAGAATTATCGTAAACTAAATGATGTTTAAATTTCATATCAGAAGTGTTTAAGAAAGTTGTTGTTAATTTTTTTGTCTTTTAATTTACGAAACTTTTCTTCGTTTTTCAATATCTTACTTCCTAA